GCTTTATTGTAAGCATCAGTTCCTTGAGTAAGTCCTGCTGCTGAAGGAAAACCTTCAATCTCTCCCTCACTTAAAACTTCTACAATATTTACTGCTTGCCTACTTTGTACTGAAGGAGCAGTTGGAGTGACAGTACCGCCACCACCTCCAAACCATTTAAAAGGGTTTAATTGAATTTCCTTCCTTTCAGGTATTTTAAACATTATGTTCCTCCTGAGAAGTCCTCTGTATCAATTCCTGCTGATACTATTATAGATCCAGTAAAAACTTCGCCATAAACTACTGGAATTGCACTTCCAGCATTTATGGTATTTAAAATTCCATTAAAATTAAAACTATTTGGATCGTCAAAGCTGTCGTTGCCTGGTGTAGGAGTTAACATCTCGGCTGCTCCCGATAATGCTAAATAGATACCAAGATTTCCTGCTGCTGCTAATAAAGTTGTTCCTAATGTTGCCGTAGTTCCAGCAGTTAAACCAAACCCAAGTCCTCCTCCTGCCCCAAACGCAACTCCAGCAGCACCTCCAGTTACCACAACCGCACCTATAAGAACTACTCCTAATAAAAATCTTCCAAGACCTTTTCTAGCACCAACAGCTACAGGTACTATTTTTATTTCTTGTTGGCCGACAGGCACATCCAATTCTTTTTCGTTTATTTCATATTCTCCTACTTTTACGCAATAGTTTTGTTCTATCATATGCGATTGCAAAGCAGGAAAATTTGCTGTTAAAAATCTAATAGCATCCACTGTAGAGTTTATTTTAGCTTCAAAAGTACTTTGTCCTAAAAAACGAGCTAGTCTGCCGTAAACTTTTATTTTACTGAGCATAGCGATACCTCTTCTTTGTACATTCTATCCATTTTTCATCATAAGTTTCTCTAGAACTAAGTCTTTTCACACAATGTTGAAGGATAGTTTGATCTCCTACATATAAAGCCACATGATCTAATTTGCCTGTATTAGTTGTGTCCATAAGTAAGACATCTCCAACTTCTGTCTCATCATTCTCATCTATCTCTACAAAACCTACTTTGGGTAAACCATATTCAAACAAAGGAGATTCAGAAAATTCTTTTGGACTTTTAGGTCTTTTCCAATGTTTTATAACTATATTTTTCTTTTGTTTATACCAATCAGTGATTAAACTCCAACAATCTTGAATATCCCATACCCATTCTCTACCAATTAGACCTTTTTCATATCCAGAAGGCTCAAAATAATACCAATCTGCTGTTTCTGGAGTGACAATATGAAAGGGTAAGTCTAAATATTCACAACTGGCAAGATCAGCCTGACTAGGTGTGGGAGGATGATTTGGATGGCTGTGAAATACAGCTACAATCTCGCCTTGATCTTCAGCATTAATCCAATCATCAGGATCTAAAATAAACTGTTCTCCTAACTCTTCAGCAAGATTTTTACAGGGAAAATATTTTTCTTTCCCTTTATAAACAGCTACTAAACCACAGGCTTCATGCGGTGCATCTTTTTTTGCGTGTTGTAAAGCAATATCTTTCCAAGTCATCCTCTAAACGCTCCAATGCCAGGAAACAAATCCTTAGTTGCGATTCTTGCTGGCAGCTTTACATTTACTAAATCTAAAGCAGATTGAGCTTCCCATGTAACTACGTTTCTATTTTCAGTGACTTTTCTATCTAAAAAATAAATTTCCTGCGGAAACTCTGCTGTTGGATCAGGAGTTCCATAAGGATTTGTATTTCCATCAAAATTCACAGCATCTAAAAAACGTGCCAAGGTTCTTATTCTTGTAAATTTTGCACCATTAAGATCGTTACCGACAGTTGTTGCATTTACATCCTGCATTATTGCTGTTAATGTTCCAAAAATATTACTTACTGAAATCGTTGGTCTAGGTAAAGTACCTCTTGAGCCAAATTCAAATCCATTACATTCAATAGGAAATCTTAAATAGGAGTTGCCAGCCCAAACGACCTCTCCATTTGCATTTAGGTTTGCACCATTATGAAAACGATATATGGTGTTTGAACCATGTAAAGCTGTATTTAGTTCAATCGTAAAAAGTTCAATGATTGAACCAGGATTTATTTCTTGTAGTGCGGAAGTTGGAATTGCCATTAAGGTTCAAATACCTGTTCAAAAGTAGCTGTTATTCTATTTCGATCAAATTCAAATATTTCTCTAGAGAAACTTCTACATATCCATTTAAAAGTTGTAGTTGTATCAGGAGGTGACCAATTAAATGACGTACCATTTTTAGCTTCATTTTCTAAAAATGTTTCTATTTCAGTAGCATCTTCATCATCAACATTAAAAGTAAGATTCCAAACTTTAGGATCTTGATTTAACCCGAAAGTGGTTCTTTGCTGATAGCCATCGCCAAACTGTGTAATACGTTGTTGTGGCTCACTACGTTTTGTAGCAGAATATTGTGGATTGTAATCAGGAAAAGTAGCCATTATCTATTTAGTAAACCTCCAGGTCTTTGTTGCTTAACAATTTCTCCTTGAACAGCAACAGCTATTAATGAACCAAGTTCTTGTCCTCCAGCATCATCGCCTTGAACATCTGAACCTGATGCATCTACATTAACAACAACATTCGTACTACCGCCACCTCCAAGTTTATTATTTGGCACAATAGTTCCAGAAGATCTTGGTACGAATAATTCTGGGCCTTTTTCTCCTACGATTGAAGGCTTGCCTACAGGTGGTCTACCTCCATTAGCAAATAAACCAAGAGCACCTAATATTCCTCCTCCTGGTTCTCCTTTTGAACCTAATATTGAACCAAATAATGCTTGATCTAGTGCAAGATCTAAAAATTTATCAGCAATATTATTTAACAAATCACCCAAGGTTGATGTTCCTTTTATAAGTCCTTTAATACCTTCTTTAATATCGTTATTAATTGATTCAGATAAACTTTCAAAAGCTTCTTTTATTTTATCTGTATCATTATTTAAATCCTTTGTTAAATCTATAGCATCTTCTCTTAATCCATTTTGGATTTCTAATTGACTAGTAATTGCAAGATATTTTTCTAATAACTCAGATTGTAAATTTTTATCATTTGTATCAACAATCGCTTTTTCATATGCAGCTTTAGCTTGTTCTTGTTTAACAAGTAAAAGTTTTTCTTCAGCATCAAATATTTGTTCAACTTCAGCTATAGATTTTGCTAATTCTTTATTCACTCCAGTTTTCATTATTTCTTCAATTCTTTTATTCATTTCTAATTCTTTTTGTTTTTCAAGTATTAAAGAAGCAGATTTACTTACTAATTGATCGACTTCAACTGATACCTTTTGTTGTATTGCAAAAACTCTTTCTTCAAGTTTTATTTGATCCAGTAAATTCTTTTTCCTATTACCTTCACCACCTTGCCCTCCCAATGCTTCAGCAGCTTCTCTTCTCTCAACTAAACTTTGTGCTACTGTATCACCTGTAGCTGCTGCGTCACTTACTATCCTAGTCGCTTCTCTTTCTTGTAAAGCATCTCGTAAACCTGTAAGTCTAATAACAAAGTTTGCAACACCAGCAGCAAAAGCCTGTAATTTTGTTAAAGCTATAGTAAATTGTTGTCCTAATAATCTTGTATTTTCTCCAAAATTAGTAAGTTTATCTACTCCATCTTGAGTAATTCTTGCAGCCATAATTTTCATTGCTGCATTAAAAGCTGCTGTTTTTCCCTGAGTTTCTTCAATCCTTTGTAATTGTGCTTGTTGTACTGAACCTTGTAAACCTAATGCAGTTGTAACTGCTTCTGTATCTTGTGTAAATGGGCCTAAAGCTCGCCCTAACTCGGCTGCACCATTTATGATGCTATCAAAAACAGAACCTATCTGAGTACCTACAAGAGATAACGCAAAACCAAATTGTCCACCTAATAAACCACCAGCAGCACCACCTACCGCACCACCTACAGATGCACCAGCACCTTGACCGAATAACAAAGGAAAAGCTCCACCAATTAATGCGTTTGAAGCAGCGTTTTCTCTGGCTTGCATAGCACTTCGGCCTCTACCTCTTGCATTATGAACCATTCGATTTAAACCAAAACGGCCTCTTCTTCCCATTCCTAGTTTTTGTTCTATTTTTAATCTTCGATCTTGTGCTCTTGTAGTTTTTCTTATTTCCATTAACTCTTTTGCTCGTAAATTAAGAGTTTCATTAATTTGTTTATTTTCTTCTTGTTGTATTTTTGTTCCTTTTACTTTCGGAGCTAATGCTTTTTGTACTAAAGCAAATTCTTCTTTATTTTTTTTATTTATCTCTGTTATCTTTTTTGCTCTTTC